GATCAAAGCCAACTCCAACCTTTGATGGAAAATGAACTGGCAGACCTTTGGTTGACTGATCCTCCATACAATGTGAACTACGAAGGGGCCACCGCAGATAAATTAAAAATACAAAACGATAATCAATCCGATGCAGAGTTCCGACAGTTTTTGGCTTCGGCTTATACGGTTGCTCATCATTATCTTAATGACGGTGCTTCCTTTTATATCTGGCATGCAGACTCAGAAGGTTATAACTTCCGAGGTGCAGCAAAAGATGCAAACTTGCAAATAAGACAATGCCTTATCTGGGTCAAGTCCTCAATGGTTATGGGTCGTCAAGATTATCATTGGCAACATGAACCCTGCCTGTATGGTTGGAAAAAAGGTGCATCACATTTCTGGAACGCAGATCGCAAGCAAACAACCGTGATGAACTTCGATAAGCCAAGTAAAAACAAAGAACACCCAACAATGAAACCTGTTGACTTAATCCAATATCAAATGTCAAACTCAACAAAGCCAAACCATATCGTTCTTGACACCTTTGGTGGCTCTGGCACAACTTTGATTGCTGCAGAAAGAATACAAAGAAAAGCTCGCCTTGTTGAACTCGACCCAAAATACTGCGATGTAATAATTAAAAGATGGGAGAATTTCACTGGAAATAAAGCAGAGCGTGTAGTATTTAACTAAGAACTACATTTTATGGGCAAAAAAGGTACGCAAGCAGAGACAATTGTCAGGGCTCAACGGTTCGCTCGGATAATTGCTAACGGGGGTCGTCGGTCTGACTGCGTTCGTTATGCTTCCGAGAATTGGGGGGTGGGAGAGAGAAGCGTTGCTAAGTATTTACAGATAGCTAGAGAGGAGCTGAAGAAGGACTGGGATATGGAACGACCTCAGATGATTGCTGATCTTTTGGCTCAATGTAGCACCTTACAGATGGAAGCTAGAAGGTCTGGTCAATATCACATTGCTCTTGGTGCGATCAATACTGCAGCTAAACTTGCACACTTGGTCTCATGAGTCTCTTAGAAACTGTCTCGCAAGGCCATGTTTTATTTCAAGAAGGCTTTAGTTATATTCCCTCGTCAAAAGATGTAATAAAAAAAATAAAAACTAAGTTGCTTCCGCATCAAGCATCTTTCTGTGATGATTTAAGCCACCGTAAACTTGCACTCGTTTGTGGCTTTGGTGCTGGCAAAACTTATGCTTTAGTTTCTAAAAGTATTATTCTTGCTTGCATGAATGTTGGTCATATATCTGCAATCTTTGAACCAACGTCGCCTATGCTCAGAGATATTTTGATGAGAACGATGAACGAGCTTCTTGAGGAGTGGGAAATACCTTACACTTTCAGAGCTTCTCCTTTGCCAGAATATCAACTTACTTTTGAAGAAGGAACTCATACGATCCTACTAAGAACCATTTTGACTTATCAAAGGCTAAGAGGACAGAACCTTTGTGCGGTGGGATTTGATGAGGCCGACACCGTAAATAAAAGAGACGCAGAGCAAGCGATGAACATGGCTCTTGCAAGATTAAGGTCAGGCAATATTCAACAGTTTTACGCAACAACAACTCCCGAAGGTCATGCTTGGGCATTTGAGACTTTTGAAAAGAATGCAAAAGAGGATACAAGATTAATAAAAGCCAAGACAAGTGACAATCCCTATTTGCCAGAGGGCTTTATTGATTCTCTTTTAGAAAACTATCCACCGCAACTAATCCAAGCCTATCTCAATGGAAACTTTACAAATCTTACGACTGGGGCTGTATATTCAAGATTTGATCGCAATAAGCACTTGGTTGATAATATTCCTTTTGATATAAAGATGGAGACGCTCTTGATAGGGATCGACTTTAACGTGATGAACTGCAATGCTGTCGTGGCAGTCAAAGACGGAGATAAATTGTTTGTAATTGATGAAATTACAAAACAAAATGATACAGACGCATTGGCTCAAGAAATTAAAAGAAGGTATCCTACGAACAGAATATTAGTTTACCCAGATGCTAGTGGTGCTGCCAGATCAACGATCAACGCTTCAAAAACAGATATTGCAATTCTCGAAGGCTACGGTTTCTCAAGCATGGCATTACGCAGTAACCCACCGATCAAAGACAGAGTTCAAACCTTACAAGCACTCTTGGAGAACAGCAAAGGATGGGTGCGTTTGGCGATTCATGCCAGTTGCAGACGCTTGATCGAGTGTTTAGAATTGCAAAGTTATGATGAAAAAAGTGGAGATCCAGACAAGCAGAATGGATATGATCACCTGAACGATGCGTTAGGTTACCTTGTGTATAGAGAATTTAATATTATTCATGCACGAGCAGGTCGTCGAACTGGTATTAGAATATATTAAAAGTAATGATATTATGAGGAAAAACCGTGTATAGCTCACTAAATATTTACAACCAGCCTGTAACTTTAGCTCCCACAACGGTTGCCTCTCCAAATGCTGCCTACCAAAGGATGGCAAATTTCTGGGGTTTGATTGAGGATTTGAAAGAAGGGACTTATAAAATACGCAGCGAACATAGAAAATATTTACAACAAGAACCAAGAGAGACTGATGATGCTTACGACACAAGGTTGGCAAGATCAACTGTTGTTCCTTATTTACAACGAATAGAAAAAATGTTATCGGGAATGTTAGTGCGAAAGCCTGTGCGACTTGATGATGTTTCTGATCTTGTTCGAGAGCAACTTTTTGATGTTGATCTTGAAGGCAACGATCTGAATGTTTGGTTGTATCAAACTGCAAGAGTAGCAATTTCGTTTGGTCATGTTGGTGTGCTTGTCGACGCACCAAAAGAGGGAGAGAAGGCAAGACCTTATTGGGTGACTTACACACCAAGAGATATTCTTGGCTGGCGAACTGAAATCATAGAAGGCTCAAGGCAATTAACGCAACTCAGACTGATGGAACAAGTGGTCGAAGCCGATGGTAAATATGGTGAAAAGTTGGTAAAACAAATCCGAGTTCTTGAGCTTGGTCGATATGAAATACATCGCAAAGATAAAAAAGGAGACTATAAATTAGTTGATGAAGGAGAGATGAGTATCAAAGACAAGATTCCTTTTGCTGTTGCATATTCAAACCGAGTTGGATACTACGAATCACGCAGTCCTTTATACGACATTGCGGAACTAAACCTTAAGCATTACCAAATACAAAGCGACCTTGATAATATTCTTCATATTAGTTCTGTTCCTTTACTTGCGGTCTTTGGTTATCCAAACGCTGATGAGATAACAACTGGTCCGAATGAAGCATTATCGTTGCCACCAGAATCAAGACTTGAATATGTTTCTCCTTCGGGAGACAGCTACGACAGTCAGTTTAAAAGACTTGGTGATATAAAAGATCAAATAAATACTTTGTCTCTTGCTGCTGTTCTTGGTCAAAAGTTAGTCGGAGAAACTGCAGAAGCAAAGCGGATCGACAGATCGCAGAACGACTCAACAATGATGGTTATCGCACAGCAGATGCAAGATTTGATTGATAACTGCTTAAAGTATCACAGCGAATATTTAAACGAACCAAACGCTGGGAGTTCTTTTGTTAATAGAGACTTTGTTACCGCAAGGCTTGAGCCAGCAGAGATTGATAGCCTTCTCAAAATATATGCTGCAAATGGTATCAGCCAAGAAAAACTTCTTGAGCAACTTGCGAGCGGAGAAATACTCGGAGATGATTTTGATATCGAAGAGGAACTAGAAAAAACGCAGTCGGGTGGGTTGATAGAGATGAACCCAGAAAGTGAAGCAGCTTAATAAATGGCAGTTCCAGAGGCTTTTTACAGAGAAGCTATAGATCTCAACAGATATAGCAACAAGGTGCAATTTCAAGTTGCCACCCAATTTAACGAAGTAATCCTTGATGTTCTCAGGCAGATTAGAGATCTTGAAGGAAACAGTCCAGCAACAACTGCAAGACTTAGATCAATATTGGCTCAAATGGTGGATAGTCTGAAAGGCTGGGAAAATGAAAGTGCCGTTTACATGATTGATGAACTGCAAAACTTAGCAGAGTTTCAAGTTGGCTTTGTGCAAGATCAACTCCAAAGAGTCCTTCCAAAAGGAGAGTTTCAAGTAAACACTGTTGCTGTTTCTCCTGACTTTGCAAAATCAGTTGTGACCAGAGATCCAACCGCTTTAACGATTCGTTTGCGTGATAAAGATGGAGTATTCAGAACTGCTCAGTTTGCTTTGACTGCCAAAAGAGGATCAGACATTTCTTTGCCAAATGGTAAAACAGTTAAAAAAGCATTTAGAGGTATCGCTGATGATTCAGCTTCGAGACTTTCAAAGGCAATCCGACTTGGTGTTTTGGAAGGAGAATCTTTACCAAAAATTGTCAGAAGGCTCAAAGGTCCAAATTTAAGTTTTGTTGGAAAACCTCAAAATGCAATCGCTTTAAACTCTGCTTTAAAAGATTCAGAAGGAATGCTCTTGTCAAACAAACAAATCCAAACTGTCGTCAGGACAACCGTTAATCAAGTCCAAAATGCAGCAAGTCAGGCAGTTTATGCTGCAAACAGTGATATTACTGGCAGATATCAATATGTTGCAACTCTTGATGCAAGAACAAGCTCTATTTGTCAAAGGTTAGATGGTCAGTTGTTTAAATATGATCAAGGCCCTGTTCCTCCTCAACATTTCAATTGCAGATCAACAACTGTTCCAATTATTGATGACGATGATCTTGCCAGAGCCTTTCCAAATACAAGACCCTCTGCAACGGGTCGTGTTCCGCAAGATACAAATTATGCAAGCTGGTTAAAAGATAATCCTGATATTCAAGACAAAGTGCTAGGAAAAAAGAAAAGATATTTCAACTTCTTGATGAGTCCCAAAAGAGGAAAGAAACAACTAAATGCCACAAATGCCTTAAAAAAAATTATTCGAGAAGATGGAACAGAGCTAACATTAGATCAACTAGCTAAACGATATCCAAATGCCAATTAAAAAAGGGAAGTCTCAAAAAACAATAACAGGCAACATAAGAATGCTTATGAAAGAGGGCAAATCAAGATCACAGGCTGTGGCCATTGCATTAAGTTCTGCTGGCAAATCTAAACCAGCCAAGAAACGCAAAAGGAGATAAGATATATTTAGTTGCATTTAAAATCATGCCTTCACATTACGGATCTATGAAACCAAAAGGTAAGAAGAAGAAAAAGAAAGGAGGCAAAAAATAATGGGATACACTTTCAAGGTTCAAACTTATGACGAACCAAAGCCAAAGGCTGAAAACTGTGAAGTAAAGCCAAAAGCCAAAAAATCAAAAAAGAAAGGTGACTAGACGCTTTAGAAAAGTTCCAAAAGATAAAAAAACTGGTGTCGCTAAGAAATACCTTAGTGGGGCTAAAAATAAAGCTGCAAAGGCTGCTGAAATAAAAAGAACGGCAGCAGCTTACAAGCGAGGAGAGTATATTGATATTAAAGCTGTACAAAAATCAAGGGTTGCTCAAGATGGCTCCAAGAAAAAGAAAAAGCGTAAGAAAAAAGCCTGAGCCTAAACCTCTCAGTGCAACTGTTATCAAAACGCTAGAAAGAAAAGCAAACAATTCAAAATTTACTCTTGGACAGTTAAAGGCTGTGTATAGAAGAGGTCAGGGAGCCTATCTTGGCGGAGGATCAAGAAATGTAACAATGCAAGCGTGGGCGATGGGGAGAGTTAATAGTTTTATAACAGGTAAAGGCGGAGCAAGAAAGGCCGATGCTGATTTATTGAGATAAAAATGAAGAAAAAAGAACTCACAACTCGCCAAAAAAATGCTTTAAAGCGTCATAAGTCAACTCATGGACATACAAAAGCACACATGGATGAGATGATAAAGGCCATGCTTGCTGGTAAAACATTTACTGAAGCTCACAGGATTGCCATGAGGAAAAAAGGCAAATGACAATCAAAAGAGGCGGACATACTTTTGCTGGTGTTGATAAACCAATACGAACTCCAAACCATAAAAGTGGAAAGTCTCATGCAGTCGTTATAAAACAAGGCGATGGCTTTAAATTAATTAGATTTGGGATGCAAGGAGCAAAAA